TTTAAGCGCCGGCCGGATATACACCTTGTTGCGGAAGGCGAAAGAACTGGAGAAGTTGAAAGGGCAGCCATGATCCGCAACGCGCGCACCGATGCGAACCAAAAAGCCATCGTCGCCGCCCTTCGGCAGATCGGTTGCTCGGTCCTATCGCTTGCCCCGATGGGTCGTGGCTGCCCTGATCTGTTGGTCGCGCGCCACAACTGCGGCAACGTGCTGCTCGAGGTGAAGGACGGGACCAAACCGGCCAGCCGGCGCCAGCTTACCCCCGACGAACTCGCTTTTCACGGCTCCTGGCCTGGTCCGATCGCGGTAGTGGACAGTGTTGAGAGTGCGATCAGGGCCATTATGGGGCTGACCCGATAGGAGAAGCGTATGACGAAAGGAACTAAACCTGTGAGTAAAACCCGTATTCTAAGAAGGCCTGAAGTGGAAGCGCGCACCGGGCTGTCGCGCAGTGCAATTTATCGGCGGATAGCCGATGGGGTATTCCCGGATTCGATCCCTCTCGGCGACGGTAAAGCGGTCGGATGGATCGAGGCGGAAATTGACGCATGGATTGAGGATTGCATAGCGCAGCGCGACTCTCCACGCCCCCCGCCGGCCATGCACGCTGAAGTTGGAGCACCGGCCGCGCCGCATTCGGAGTGATAAGCGATGAGCGAAAAACTCACGCGCTGTCCAGCCTGCCACCGCAGGATGACCCGCAGCACGGAGGCGAACCGGCGCTACTGGTTGCTGTTGCACGCGATCGCGGACAAGTTACGCCCGAACGGGCAGGAGTTCAACGCTGACACCTGGCATACCTGGGCCAAGTCCAAATTTCTCGGCTGCGAGGAATTCCGGTTGCCGAACGGCAAGACACTGCTCATTCCCAACTCCACCACAGGCCTCGACGTGGCGGAATTCGGCGACTACATGACGCAGCTCGAAGCGTGGGCGCACGAGCACGACGTATGGCTGGAGGACGTCGCGGCATGATGTCGAAGAACAAGCGCCCGATGTCAGCGGCCGAGCGCGCGCACGTCGAGCGGGTGAAGTCACTCCCGTGTGCGATCTGCGGCGAAGGCCCGCCCAGTGATGCCCACGAGCCAGAGCAAGGGCTGTGGTGGATCGCGGTTCCCCTTTGCCGTGCTTGTCATGGGGGACCAGGACACCCGGACGGCTGGCACGGGACACGGCTGCGCTGGCGACTCCGCAAGATGGACGAGCTGTCCGCGATCAACGCAACCTTAGAACGTCTGGAGGATAACAATGGTCGTTAACGGCGCCGAGCGTCATCATTCAACCCCCTGGCTGCTCGAAGAGTATCTAATGATCGACGGGCGCCGCTACGTGTACACGATCGAAGAGGATGGGCCGGTAGTCCACTTTCCCGGCGGCGCCCATGTACCGCTGTCCGAGCTGGACCCGCAGGGCTGTCAGATCGAAAAGCCGAAGCGCTGGCGGGCTGGGTTGGCTGCGTAGGTGAGAATGGCGGCTCTACGCCGTTGCGCTTCCGCGTACTGTTTTTTTGTTGCGCGGCGAATGGCTGTCCCTGTTTCGTCCTGCAGCCAGCCATGCCACTTAGCGTCGGAGGTATTGAGGTTGCAATACAGTTTTGGTTTTGGTAAGTAGACGAGTTTCATAATTTTCTCCAGAGGTAGGTAAGGATTGGGTTGGCCGCGTAGAGCCACCAGGAAGCGCTAGGGCGCACGATCAGGAGGGCGGCTGTGTGATTCCCTCAAGTACGCTTCGATCGCGCGCCTGATCAAGTCGGACATGGTAAGTCCTGTCTGTCGCGCCAGAGCGACGAGCGCGGCATGGGAGGGTTCGGTAAGGTAGATATTCGTGCGGATCATGACATGGCTCTAACTAGCGGTCTTCGTTGAGTGGCGGTGCTGTTGCCATGCTAGGCGGAATAAGTTCATCGAGGTATTCTTGCAAAGTCATGTTATGTCCGTGTGATGCCCAGATTTCTTCGGCGCGCGGTGTTGAACGCAGTCGTGGAGGAATTATTCCACGCGCTAAAGCGTCCGGATCTTGATACATGCCGTCTGCTAGTTCGTCTATCCAGTTTTCCATCATGGCACGGGCTGCCTCATAGTCCGAGTCATCCCACACGCTACGCCCAGCTTTGCGGGCGTGAGCGTTGGCGGCGTCCCATCCCGCGGCATGGGCGCTCAGTCGGCGAATGCTTCATCCCATCCAAAAACGAGCCATGCGCGGTAGTCGCGTTGTAGTGAGTCAAATTTGGCAAGTGGCATTTCCTGCCCAACACCACAACAGGCAGACGCCACACTGTAACGGTGTCCAATAGCGTTAGCGTTGCGTGTGTAGGCCTGCTGTGCCAGACGAGACCATTCTGCCTTGTCGTGTTCGGTTGGGGTAATGACGGCTTGGTATCTCATGTTATTTCCCTTCGGTTACTGGCATCGCCCCTTGCTCTGCCATGACTCCGAATATACGCCGTTACGGTGTATAGTCAAATACTTTGTTGGAATAACGCAGATACCCCCTTGACGCCTTTTCGGCATAAGCGAACAATCCTCAGAGCGAATGTTCTCCGAGGTAACGCCATGCCCAAAATGCCGATGCACCCCATGCCCAAAAAGATGCCCGCGAAACGCAAAGGCAAGAAGGGTTGCTGAGTGAATGCTAACTCGTTCATTCCAAACAGGTTTCGACATCTGGCAATGGCTGCACGGCGAAGCGGAGCGGTTAGACTGTGAGTGCACAGCGCAAGCCGCTGAAAAGCGCAGCGGGGGCGCCGGTCAAAAAACAGCGGAGCAATACCGGATTGGCGAATCTACGCCCGCCGTGGCAGCCGGGCCAATCGGGGAATCCAGCCGGCCGTCCACCAGGCAGTCGGCAGGTGATCGAGAGCGAATTCCTGACGGATGCGCTGATGGACTGGCGGGAAAACGGGAAGGCCGCGTTCACCGCGCTCGCCGAGCAAAATCCCCACGACTACCTGCGCCTGATCGCGGAAGTCGGCCGGGTAATAGCGAAACAGACGAATGAGCAGCCCACGATTATCGACGCTAGACCAGTATTCGACATTGGCAGCATCCTTGGCGCAATTGCCAGCGGCGCAGCAGGACGCAGCGAACAGAGAACTCTTCCTGACCGATCTCTATTGGCTCTTGAGAGTGGGGCTGAACCGGGCGGACGTGCAGCACCAGTGGATTCTGGATCGGTGCGTGGAAGTCCAAGGGAACGCTGATGGAAACCTCGACCTCTGGAGCCGCGAGCACTACAAGTCAACCATCATTACCTTCGGCGCGACCATACAGGACGTGCTTAGAGACCCTGAGCTTACCGTGGGCATATTTTCCCATACCCGACCGATCGCAAAGGGATTCCTGCGACAGATCAAGCGCGAGTTTGAAAGCAATACAGGACTGCGCAGACTGTTCCCAGACATACTGTGGGATGATCCTGTGAAGCAGGCCCCTAAGTGGAGCGAGGACGACGGGATTATTGTTAAGCGCCGCGGCAATCCCAAAGAGTCCACGATCGAGGCGCATGGCCTGGTCGATGGGCAGCCCACCGGCAAACATTACCAGTTGATGGTCTACGACGACGTGGTTACGCAGGCCTCGGTAACCAGTCCCGAGATGATGCAGAAAACGACAGAGGCGCTCGAACTCTCCTATAACCTAGGATCAGAGGGCGGGCGCCGCAGGTTCATCGGCACCAGGTATCACTCAGGAGACAGCTACAAGACTATCCTGGATAGAGGAACTGCACGCCTGCGCATGCGCCTGGCGACCGATGACGGAACGTTAGACGGCGAGCCTACGCTGTGGACGCGGGAACGGTTGGAAGAGAAGCGCCGGGACATGGGACCGTACACCTTCAGCTGTCAGATCATGCAAAACCCGCTGGCTGACTCGACGCAAGGCTTCAAGCGCGAGTGGCTCAAGCACTATACGAACTACTCGGGCGAGGGCATGAACAAGATCATGTTAGTGGACGCTGCTAACAGCAAGCGCAAATCCTCGGACTACACGTCTATCTGGATCATCGGGCTGGCCGCGGATCGGAACTACTACGCGTTAGACTTCGTTAGAGACCGCTTGAACCTGACCGAGCGGGCTAACGCAGTCTTACGGCTGCATCGCAAGTGGCGGCCGCGGGAAGTCCGGTACGAGTCCTATGGTTTACAGGCGGACATCGACCATATCCGCAGTGTGCAAGAGGCGGAGAACTACCGTTTCGCGATCACGGAAGTCAAGGGTTCGACCCCGAAGAACGACCGAGTTCGGCGGATGATTCCCGTGTTCGAGCAGGGTCGGTTCTATCTGCCGATGATGCTGCATTACACGGACTATGAGGGGATCATGCACGACCTCGTCCACGACTTCATCGAGCAAGAGTATGTAGCGTTCCCGGTCGCGGGCCATGACGACATGATGGACTCGCTGTCGCGGATCGCCGAGCCTGACCTAGCTCTGGTCTGGCCGAAGGGTGAGATCGAGGCGCCGAGACGGGACCGGTACGCGTACAAGGGCGGGCGGGCGTCTGCCTGGGCGGCATGATGGGCTGGCTTGATCACCGCCCGGTACGGTTCGACCCGGTCAACTATGGGGTGATCGAAGTACGTGCGGCCGAAATGGTGCGTTGCACAACGCTGGTTGATGTCAGCCCGCGTTTGGCGATACCGCCAGACGAGGTTGCGGTGCAGCAAACTCCGGTGAACGAAGACAAATGACCGCCGCCCCTGATATCCGCCACTACCCCGCCCGCGATGGCGTATGGGAAGTCCTGCGCAGCCCGGCCGAGCAAGCGCGCGAGCATGAACTGTGGCGGTTGCGGCAGATTGCGATCCGGGAAGAGGTTAAGCGGCGGACGCTGTATTTGAGGGAGGGTGAGCATGCCGCTCGTTAAAGGCCGCAGTAAGCGGGTGATCGCGCAGAACATCCGGGCAGAGATTCGCGCGGGCAAGCCGCCGAAGCAAGCCGTGGCGATCGCCTATAGCGTGGCGGGCAAAGCCAGGAAGCCGAAAGGGAAGTGATGATTTCTCGGCGCAGCTTTCTGCAAGGTGTAACCGCGGCAATTGCCAGCGTACAGCTACCGCTATCGGGGCCAGAGCGGGCGGTTGAGGTTACGAACAAAGCGGGCAAGTTTGAATTCTTCGGGCCAAAGTTCTTCGACTTCAACTTCCAAATTGGAGTTATGTTAAAACTCCCTGATGGTCGCCGGATAGCAGTTCGCACCTTGCATAGAAAGAACTTGGTGCAGGAAGAAGTGCGCGAACTGAAAAATCAACTGTTGGCACGGGCCGAACGGATATTACTCAACAAAGACCGCGTTCAAGCATCACGTATCGCTAAGGCGAGCCTAGCGGAAGAAGCGGAACAGCTCTGATGCTCTCCAACCTCCAGCCCAAGCCTCCCAGCTCCGACCCAGACTTCGATCTGGTCGAAGACATTCTGGAGAAGCGTAAGCAGTCGGATAAGCACCTGGCCGACTGGCGGACTGACGCGAAGAACTGGTACGGCATGGTTTCCGGGGGTGAAGATCAATGGCGCAGCGAAGATAAGGCTATTCTGGACGACCAGGGCAAACCCTGCGTGTCGTTCAACCGGGTCGCGGTGATGGTCAAGGCCATCTGCGGGTATGAGGCCAATAACCGGCAGGAAGTCCAATATCTCCCCCGAACGATGGACGACGCGGGAGTCAATGACCTGTTGACCGACGCGGCGAAATGGGCACGGGACCAGTGTGACGCGGAGGACGAAGAGTCTGATTCGTTTCGGGACATGGTCATCTGTGGATATGGCTGGACCGAGACGAAGATGGACTATGAGTCCAACCCCGAGGGAATGGTCGAAGTTTCGAGGCGGGATCCGGGGAACTTCCGGTATGACCCGAAAGCCATCAAGCGCAACCTGGCCGATGCGAAATGGGTGCAATGTGACGACTTCCTGGACGAAGATGCGATCTTGGCTCGCTGGCCGGAGGCGACGTTAGAGGGCACCGAAGACGTCAAAGACTCTACCGGCGAGCCGCATGACGCCACCCAGGCCCCGTTCTATCTCAAGTCCGCGGTAGAAGAGGTACCGGAAGACGGGCGGACGGTCATTCATCATTGTTGGATCGAAACGGCCGTCGTGTGGATGGTGCAGTCGCCCCCGCCCCTCGACATGATGACCGGGCAGCCGTTGGTTGATCCACAGACCGGGCAACCGATGCAGCCGCAGATGCAGGAAATGAGCGACGAAGAGTACAAGCTCGCGCAGACTCGCTCTACCGCTCTGAGCAAGCCCCTGTCCGGCCGGCGGACGACGAAACGGGTCTACAAGCATGCCTACATCCTTGGCAAACAGCTTTTAGAAACCGGGGAAGCCCCGTGTCAGTACGAATTCATCTATAAATGCATGACCGGGTATCGGGACCGGAACTCGGGTACGTTCTATGGGATTGTGAAGGACATCGAAGACCCGCAGCGGTTTGCGAACAAGCTCGTGTCCCAGCTCTTGCATATGATCAACACCAACGCCAAAGGCGGGGTGATGGTCGAAGAGGGAGCCGTTCCCGATATTCGCAAGTTCGAAGAGAACTGGGCGAAGACCGATAGTGTGCTCGTGGTCAATGCCGGGGCGTTGACGGGCGCGAAGATTCAGCCCAAGCCGATGCCCTTGTATCCCCAAGCCATTACCGACATGCTGACCTTCGCCGTATCTTCGATCCGCGACGGGTCGGGCGTCAACCTGGAAATGCTGGGTCTAGCTGATCGGATGCAAGCCGGGGTCGTGGAAGAACAGCGGACCTCCGCAGGAATGACGATCGTCGCAACTCTTTTTGACTCGCTGCGTCAGTACCGGAAGCAACAAGGTCGTCTTCTGGCGCATTTCATCATTCAGTATATGAGCGATGGCCGGTTGATCCGGGTATCGGGGCCGATCGCGCAGTCGTATGTGCCTTTGCTCCGGCAGCGCGGGGTGATGGACTATGACGTGATCGTGGACGACGCCCCGACGGCGCGGGACATGAAAGCAAAGACGTTCGAGGCGCTGATGCAGATCGCGCCGATGGTCATGCAAGCCGGTGGGCCGGTACCGGAAGAGGCGTTGGACTACGCTCCAATCCCCTCGCAATTGGCCCAGTCGTGGAAGAAACAGATTGCGGAGAAAAAGCAGAATCAGCAAGCCGATCCCCAGGTACAGATGGCGCAAGCCGTAGCACAAGCCGAGCAGGCCAAAGTTCAAGTGGCGCAAGTCAAGGGTCAGGCTGATGTGCAAGCGGCACAGGTCGGGCTCCAGATGAAAGGCTTAGACCTGGAATTGCGCAAGCAAGAGTCGGCGATGAAAGCACAAGAACATCAGGCGACGATGCAGTTATCCGCCTTCAAGTTGCAGGAAATGCAAGCCGCGAGAGCAGATGACTCGGACAACCAGACGAAGATTCTGCTGGCGAAGATGGACGAGAACATGAAGGCTTATGTCGCGCAGTTGCAGGAAGAGACGAAGCGGATGATCGCGGCGGGACAGATTGCCTTGCAACTGAGTCAGAACGTACCACAACCGGGAGTAGTGCAATGAGCGGTCCTATCAACATGCTGGCATTCCAACCCTCTACCGCCACCGCCTATGCGTATGAGGGGACTTCCGCAGTGGCGAGTGGGACTACCGCGCGGGCGATCCCGGATACCAGTTGCGCGCAAGTGATGGTGACGAACCGGGACGGGACGATCTGGCAATACGTCGCCTTCGGTGCGAGTTCCGGGCCGAACGCGGCGACCACGACGACCAGACTGCCGATGCCCCCGAATTCGATCCAGGTCTTTAGTCTTCCCCCAGGAGCGACTCATGCGTATTTCGAGGCCGCCTCAGGGACACCGGCTTATTCGATGGTATCGGGTAATGGGTACTGAGCGGCACAGTCTGCCGTATTCGGGCGCCGCCCGTTAAAGGACACGCAATGTATAGCGAACAGATCAAAGACGCACCGCCCGCGGACAAGGCGTTAACGACCGCGCCCGTCGAAGCCGAACAACAGGCAGAGACGACCGCACCGGAAAGCGACACACCGGAAACGGAGCAGGAACGCGAGCAGAAGATGGTGCCCTTGCCCGCGCTGCATGAAGAGCGCCGGGCCAGACAGCAATTGCAAGCCGAAATGCGCGCGTTGCGCGAACAGCAGCAGCAGCAGGCCCAGATGCAGGCGCAGCGGGACCAGGAATACCAAGTCGCACAGCAACGGCTGATGCAGGTGATTGCGGCGCGCGAGCAACCGCCAGCCCCGACGCCAGAGACAGACCCGCTCGCCTACACGGCGCACGTCGCGGCGCAGACGCAGCAGCAAGTGCAGCAATTGCAGCAGCAGCAACAGTGGCAGGCGCAGCAACAGCAGATTCAGCAACAACAGTGGGCACAACAACAAGCCCAGCAACAGCAGGTGCAGCAGTTGGTACAGATGACGACGCACAGCGAAGCGGAGTTTGCCAAGGCGAAACCAGACTATCAGGAAGCCATCACTTACGCCAAGTCGCGGCGAGTCAAGGAACTGGTCGCGGCAGGGTATGCGCAAGACGACGCGACACAGTTTGCCCAGCGTGAAGGCTGGCAACTGGCGCATACCTGGCTCTCACAGGGGATGAATCCGGCGGAACGGGGTTATGCCCTGGCGGTAGCGATGGGCTATCAGCCGAGCGCGAGCGAAGCGGACAAGGAAACGATGCGCGAGGAAGGGCAGCGGGCCAGCAAGCCGACCGGCGGCTCGCCAGCGCGCGGTCGAACCAGTTTAGCGGCGATTGCGAATATGAGCCCCAAGCAGCTTGCGCAATTGTCGGATGAGGATTTTCAGGCCGCGATGGGCGGTTGAAAGGAATAGTTGGCGGAATGTGGGAACACCCTTAGTTCAAAGCTCAGAATACCGCGCCGTCATAGTGCGGAGGCTGGGGGTACTCGGACGAAGTCCCTAGGGTGGGCCGCAAGGATACAAGACCACATTAACGGTCCGAACTATTTGTAGCATCACGGCGCAGGCCGCCGTTAAAGCCTAGATTCGTGCTCGCCAACGTGTGGCGAAGAGCGCTCTCCAGCGTGACGGAGAAAACTTTTCTAACCACATGGAGTATCGAATCATGGCAGCTTATTCAGCAGGCGTAAACGACGCCCTGACCGTCAAAGCATGGGCTAAAAAACTGTTCGTCGATGCGTTGAAAGATACGCAAGCGGACAAGTTCATGGGCAAGACCAGTTCTTCGCTGATTCACGTCAGGGATGAACTCTCCAAATCCGCAGGGGACCAGATCACCGTAGGACTGCGCGTCCAACTGACCGGCGACGGCGTCCAGGGCGACGGCACGCTGGAAGGTAACGAAGAAGCGATCGTGACCTACAGCGATGCGGTCGTGATCAACCAACTGCGGCATGCGACCCGTTCCGGCGGCAAGATGACCGAACAGCGGGTTCCGTTCTCGGTCCGTAATGAGAACAAGACCAGTCTGCAGGACTGGTGGTCGGATCGGATCGACACGTCGTTCTTCAATCAAATCTGCGGCTATACGATCCAGACCGATACGAAGTTCACCGGCAACCAAGCGACGATCGCCCCGACTACGGCTCGGCGGATGTGGGTCACAGGTACGGACGATGTCTCCCAAGGGTCTACCAACATCCTGACCCTGACGCACTTCGACATCGCCAAAGAACGGATCAAGACTCTCTCTCCGACGATCCGGCCAGTCATGGTTGGGGGGCGCAAGAAGTGGGTCGCGTTTGTCCATCCGTATCAGACCTATCAACTGCGCACCAACACGTCAACCGGTCAATGGCTGGACATCCAGAAGGCCGCGATGATGGGCGGGAAAATCTCCGACAACCCGATCTATACCGGGGCCATCGGTGAATACAACGACATCATCATCCATGAAGACTCGCGGGTGACGCAAGGCGTATCGAACGCCGGGGCGGTCGTGACGACTGTTCGCCGGGCCGTGGTTTGCGGCGCGCAAGCGGCGTGTTTTGCCTACGGTGGTGAAAACGGGCAGGAAATGAACTGGGTCGAAGAACTCTTCGACTATAAAAATCAGCTCGGCGTTTCGGCCGGGATGATCTTCGGCCTAAAGAAGACCGTATTCAATTCCACTGACTTCGGCACGCTGGTAATCAGCTCTTACGCCGCGGCGCACTAAGGAGAAATGACATGACTACGCCAGCACGCTTGTTTCATACGCAGCAACTGCACTTCCTGCGCAAAGATATCACCTTTGCCGATGCGGCAACTACGGTGGTTGTCGGTACCATTCCGGCCGGCGCCATCATCCTGGAGGCAATCTCCGGGGTGTACGTGGATACCGTGTTCAACGCCGGCACCAATAACCGGCTGGACATCGGGGCTTCCACCGACTCGGGTACCAACAACTACGCTACGCTGCTTACCCTGCTCGGGATCGGGTTTATCGAGTTGGATGAGGTGGCGGCTACATTGAAGGTAGCGGCCGATACCACAATCTCGGCCTATGTCGATGTGACCGGCACGGCGGCCACGACAGGGGCGGCGTCGATCATCATCGTCTACGTTCCCAATCTGTAAACCATGACGGGGGAGCAATCCCCCGTTTTTAGGAGAAACGTATGGCAACAACAGGCACCATTACCGCCCATCAGGATGAAATTTTTCGAGTGGGCATTCTGCAAGCGGACGAAGGCGTATCGTTTGATGGCTTGGCCCCGCCCAGTTCGCCGCTTCTCTTTACCGGGATCACGCTGGCGGATAGCTGCAATCTCATCCGCGGCATATCCATAGCTCCCACTCGGGCTTCGGGCTGGATCGCCTTTAGCGGCACCGTAGGAGCGACTCCAGCTCAAGTCTATACCGACTATCGGGAACTGCACACCAACGGCGTAGCGGAAGTCTTAGGCTTTGGGGCTTTTCCGTTCATGGATAGCGGAGCCTCATGCGCGAGCATGTTCGCGGTACAGGCGATCTGCGAAGTGGATACCGGCTCGACAGTCTTGACGGCTGGCGGCGATCCGGGAAAGGGCATTTTCCCGCTCAACGCCAAACTGCTGATCGATAACGCGACCGTCAATTCCGGCGCGCAAGCGGCGGCGATCCGGCTGTCCACGCAGATCAACGTGGTGGACGTGCATGCGGAACTCGTGTCCGCCGCGTACATCGAGAATGCCTCGGGCCAGATCAGGGATGTGCTCTACCTTAAATCGGTCAGCGGTGCGAGCTGGGTGAATTTCTTCTCGCTGTCCACGGAAGTCGCGCCGGTGATCGCCTGGGGCGGGGATAACGATCCGAAGGATTCCACTCCTGACAAGGGACTGCGGATCATGGTGGGTTCTACAGAGTACCAGATTCCGCTGTACATCAACACCTGACGGTGACGTATGGATCTGACTACTTTTGCCGAACCGGCGCGCGTCCGTAAGGTGGGCGATCAGGAAGTGACCCTGAACGCGCCCGATACGCTAAGAATTCAGACGACCGGACCCGGGGCCGCGACCTTGTTGAATCAAGGTCCGGCCGCCGGGAAGGTGTGGACGGTAACGATTCGCGTGGAAATCAAGGAGACCTGATGGAGTTAAGCGTAATGGACCGCTTGCTATTGCTGGAAATGCTACCGGCGGAGGGGGATATCACGACGCTGCGCATTCTGCTGGAACTGCGGCACGAACTGTCGTTTTCCGAACAGGAGCACGCCGACATCAAGATCGTGCAAAGCGATGGGCGCGTGATCTGGGACCGC